CTTTACTCTCTTCTGACTGACCTGATACTACATCTTGGATAGGCTCAAAGAATACAAACTTACAGCCACATGCTTGACTAAAGTATCTAATCTGGTCGCATAGCTCATCAGCACCTTGACCATCACTTAGATAGAACTGGTAGAATAGCTCATCCTTAGTTAGCTCTTTGATAGCGCCTATGACAGCATCCTCTGCTTGCTTCTCCTCTATAAGATCCCTGCGAGTCAGATTATCCTTCAACTGGTACGACACAAGACCAAGTAAAGATCTTAGCTTAGTCTCTTCTAAGTGCCATGCAGCAAATGGAATCTTATGTTGTAACATGTTGTATTCTAGGTAACGCATAATCTCAGTCTTACCAATACCTGTCGGCGCCTTAATAACTGTAAAGTGACCCTGCATAAGACCTAAGATTTTATCGTCTAAAGCTATAATACCAGTTGGTACATATTGATGCTCAGGTGTATCAGTATACAGGTTAATGAAATCTTCAGTACTATTAAGAACATTCTCAGGTGTGTACTTCTTAGCGTTCCACCACGCACTCTTAAATTCTGCTGCTGCATTATTAGTCAGGAACTCGTTAGCATCCTTGAATTTGTCGTGAGGTACACGGTAAACCTTATTAGGGAACAGTTTAGCCATACGATCAGCTACAGCATTCCCAGCTTCATCGTTGTCTACAGATAGGATTATCTTCTCAAAGCTATTGAGCCAATCTGTACACTTCTCCCAGAGCTTCTTAGAGGGCGTAGCAGAGGGTAAAGATACCACAGGGTTAGTGTACTGGCTCTTAAGCATTTGGGCTACTGAGAGAGCGTCTAATTCACCCTCAGTGACTGTTACCATCTTAGAGCTACCAGCAGTAAACAGGTTCATACCGAATAGTTCATCACCCTTAAAGCCATCCTTAGTGTAGAATATCTTATCATCTAGCTTGCGTACTTTAATTCCCCCGCTGGGGTACACGTATTCCTGACGATCAGAGTAAGTCTGTACGCCAAAATCTTCCATAGTTTTAGCTGTAATGCCTCGCATATCTACATAATTTCCACTGGCGGGGTCTTCTATGCGTTTGGGCGTATAATCTATAACTGTACTCATACTACTGTCTCTTTCCATTACTGGGTATTTGTCTTTAGCCCAATCAAACATCTGGCTCTTCGATGGGTAACCTCTTTCACATGCATGGCACCTTCCGTACCCATTGCTATTGTAGCTAAAGGCATCGGAAGAGCCACACGACACATATGGACAAGGCTGGTGTGCTGTCTCAGTCATTTATGCTCCTATTAAAAGCCGATATTACTAGCCAATTCTTTCTATAAGCAAACATGTTCCCGACTAGCAACAATGGGTTATTCTTAAACTTGTTAGATATGCTTCTAAAATAACCTCTACCAATTCTTGTCATTCCCTCGTAGGCCTCTTGATTTAAGTATTTCAGCTTGTGTTGGTTGCCACCCAACATAAACTTTAGCCTTGGTGTCCACTTGTATGATTTAGAACAGGTCTTATCCCTGTTATCACGCCAATCATGGTTTATGTCAAAATAATATTTAGGTGCTTCATCGGGCTGTATCAAAGCAAGGGATAGCCTCTTTGCGTTAGCCTCTGTCATACTTTCCACTATAGGGATAGTTTCTAGTAGTCCATCCCAATCATTGATCATGCGCTGAAATTCAAAACGACTGTTGATATTTCTGTGTACCTTAGCCCCACGATCACCAGCTATCTTCCAGCTTTCCATACGTGTGTCTTTATGATTCCTCTCAAGATGAATACGGGAAACAGAGAAGTCTTGTGGCTGCTTCTCTACTGCCAAAGGATACACACGAACTAATTGCTTTAGCTCAGGTGACCAGCCAGCACTACATACAGTTATACGGCCCTGACGATCAGTCTCAGGTGTTGTTTTACCTAGCATTACAAAATCTTCTAATATCATTTGTTAGCCTCTTTTGTTTTCTCTACTAAAACATCCCCATGACATCCATCAGGACAACACCAACATACAAGTAATTTACCTGATAGTTCTCCCGACTTAAGTCTATGCTTTAGTCCATCCTTCATGTCGAGATACTTGCGATACTTTGCAATGACAGTTTCACGGTCACCATCTTCACCAAGGATAAAAGGATTACCCCAATCTGTGCCACGGGTTATCTTAACATCCTTACCTTCAGCTTCAGCCCAACACAATAAGGCATTATCGACAGGTAGACCATCATCACCTTTACTCATATTAGCTAGTGCCACGCCGCCACCCTCAAGTATTTTACGGCGTTTAATTTGGCTATCAGTCCAACCTTGTGAGAGATATGACTTTACCTCTTTAACTCTTTGTATAAGTTGTAGTTGAGACAGACTGTTACGTTCACATTCATCTAAAAGTTGATCTCTATATTCTTGAGGTAACGACGCAACTTCCGCATGGTGAGTGAAACTCAATCTTTCCCTGCGCAGGGAAACATCGAACGCTTTACAAACTGTAGCACGATTAGTTATTGTTGAATAGCTTGGACCATCCCAGTCATCTGATCTAACTTTTTTCGACCTATCTCCGTAAGCCTCTCCACTATTCCACCAGTCACCCCAATCCCATGCACTCTTACTGTCACGCTTCTTTAGCTCTTCACCCTCCTTTTCCCACTTCTCGTATTCTGTCGAGTTTAGTAGTTCTTCATTAACGACAGGTTGATTGCCACTTACGTCTATAAAGTCTAATACTTCAGCTTCCATCTTACGTTTCCTTTTCTATAGTACTGAAAGATACTTATGTCTTAACTTAAGTTAGACTTTCAGTAAAGGGACAATTACTAATAGGGATATTTTTAATGCAACTAGACATCACAAATTGTTACAGAGTGTTTCTAGTGCTTTAGATTCTATCCTAGATACTTGCCTTTGTGTACTAGATATAGCGTCTGCCACTTCTTGTTGTGACATATCTTCCCAAAACCTAAGTCTTAAAATTCTCCACTCTTCTAGGGATAAATGTTTTTCAGCTACAGTAAGAACATAATTCTCGTAGTCTGCCTTCTCATATTCCTCTGCATGGTCAGGTATAGATGAAGAAAACTCTTCGTAAGATACAGCCTCAGACGACAGAATATTCCTTAACCAGTTAGCCCCACCCTCTGACATATTACCTATATCTTCGTCGTTAATATCGTGTGACAAACGCCTAGCTACGTTATGTTTAGGGATACTAACAGGTTGTAAGCCTAAGTTAATGTAGTCATGCATAGCTCTATTAGCTTCACGATATAGTTTCGCTGGGTGTACCTCTGGATCTTCAGCCCTTAACTCTAGGCAGACTATAGCTCCTTCAGACACTATGTCATCAAAGTCATTAGGCCTGTTATATTTGTGTGCTAACTTACGACACATATTTATCAGATCTTCATTGCTTATCATAAGGGCTTCCTCTTAGGTTTGATAGGGGCTGATATAACCTCAGTCTTTAGGCATTGACCTATGGCATTCCTATCTAGGGCATACACAGGCTCATAATAGGCTGGTAGAGCGTCTCCACAGGCCCTAGCACTAGGGAAGATTGTCTTAGCCTGTAAGTAGTCACCATTAAGCGTATAGCTCAACACAAGGACAGTATAAAACAACATTATAGATACTCCACTACTCTACCAGTATTCCACTTCTTAGCCTCTCTCTGGGCTTCCTCACGGCTGTTAAATACCCATACCTCAGTATCATATGTCCAAGGGTTCTCCTTCCTTACGAAGGTATACTCTCCCTTCTCTACCTCTATTTCCACTACATACCTACCCATTTTCTTCTTTCTCCTTCTCTAATCCAGCCTTTACTAATGTTACAAAGCCTACATCAAAGATAGCCATGAATGTCTCAGGGTCACACTCTACTTGTAATGTAGCACTACCATCCTCATGCTCTTCTATATCTGTAATTTTGATTATGTCACTCTTCATCATTCATTCTCCCTTAATGCTCTCCACGACACAGGAAACAATTCTACCATCTTACAATCAATTTCCCACGCTACCTCTGCTGTCTCAGCTTGTGTATCAGGCTTACAGCGCAACGCACACATATCAGCAAATGCATCCAAGCTGCCTGACCAGTACCACTCAGTCATCATAGACTGTGGCAGTACCATACGTGCTTGCTCAGGACATACACCCTTACTTAATAATTCTTGATAAGTAACTAGAGCCTGACCATGCGTCTCTTCTAATACATCTCCTACCTCTACAATACCCTCAGATCCTTGCTTCTTGTCAGCACTACGTCCACGCCATTCTGTTGGCTGATAAAACTCAGGCTCACTGTCCACATACCTACGGCTAATCTCATTCCATCGTAAGAACTTATGCTTGACTAGCTGTCTAGCTACAAACACAGGAGCCTTAACATGGAAACTAGCAAAGCAATGCCCGAAGGGTGATATGTGTTTATGCTTGGCTAAGTACTTGATAAGTTTCTTATCCTTAAGTTTCATATGCTGCTTGAAGCTATAGCCATCTGACTCTTCATAATCCCATTCACTCTCTTTACCAAAGCTCACACGGGCTGCATTAACTACAGTCAAGTCATTACCCATGTGACCTTTATATGTTACTTGAATCATTATTCTTTCCTTTATGTTTTAATTTCCTCTCAGGGACAGGCTTCTTCTTGTCAGGCACAACCCTCTGTCTATACTTGGGCTGTCTCAAGTCTTTAGCCATAGGGTTGGGCCTTCTTTTCTTCATTAGTAAGGCACCTCTCCATTTCCATCACGGGGGTCATTAAAGTAGTCTTTAGCTAGATGTATGGTCCTAATATCTAAGATCTCCTCAAAGATCTCAGTCGTAGATTCTGGCTTAAAGAATAGATTAAGGTCCAAGTTCATTTCCATGTGGTTATCTATTTCATTTATCATAACTCTGCTCCCATGCAAAAGATGTGTCTACCACCTACCTTCATAGCTAGTACCTTGTCAAGGTTAAAGCACTTGTAACCTTCGCTAGTCTTAAGGGTCACATAACCATTACTACGCAGGGCTTCCGCAGCTATACGTCCACGCTCATTTCCCTTGAGGCCCTTCTGCACATTCATACGTCCATTGTACACACGCTCCTCGTCAGTCTTAGTCAGGAACTTGACTGTGATGAAATTGTTAAGGTTATCAGCAATTACGTTGCTTACCATTGTCTTATCTAGTGGCATTATACTTTTCCTTTCTCATTACGTTTGATTCGTTGGTTTACACCTAAGTTATACACTAGCTCATCCTTAAATGAAAGTACCATTTCATAACTTAGCTCTATACTATCAGCTTTTATTATATCTTCTAGTCGATCTACAATATAGTGCATACATACTCTATCATCCATTGTGTCTCTCCTTTGTTTCACTGCGTAGCGGGTGCTACTATATAAGTATGATTCGGCTCTATAGTTACAGTCACATTTCTTACGGCTCTGGTCAACCCTCTCTTATACTTTTCTGCTTCCTTCATATTGCCTACCAGTTTCCAGCAATTCAATTTCCCATCGGGGGTATATACACTACAGCGTAACATTGTCATCCTCATCTATTGATAGTGGGATATTAACGTATTCCTTCCTGTACTCTACTTTGTAGTCTTTTCTACCGTAGGGGTTACGACACTTATAAATAAAATCGGTAGCATCTGATTTCATAAGAAACATAGCTATGACATCGTTTAATTCAGTATTGATTACACAAAACATATTATTCGTCCTCTTCATTACTATTGAGATATTCCCATTCCTCTTGACCCTCTTGGCATACAGCACAGATAGTATCATTATCACCATGCATTTCCTCGAAGGTCTTGTAGAACTCACAACACTCACAAAAGTATTCTCTACTCATTCTAAATAACATTATGATTCTCCTACGGCTTTCTGTCTAACTGATTCATACTCTACATCATCCAGCAAGTTAGTCAAATGCTTTTTAGCTTCTTTGATGTCATCCTTCAAACGATCAATATCATTCTTAGCATCTTCCAGATACTCAAAGAGGCTGTTGATTTTATCCTGCTTAGTCCAAGACATGTCAAACTCACAGGTATGGTTCACGTTGATCCCACGTTCAGCATCATTGCGGTATTCTTCCGCACGACAAACAACGGTTTGTAAATCGCTCTCGATGTATCTGACCTGCTTAATAATATTTTCCATTGGTACTCTCCTTATCCGCAATAGTCACAATCTGGTTT